GTGCCAGGAGGAGGAGGCTCCCAATCTGGTCTAGCGCCGCGCCAGAGCTCTCCGCGATCCCGAGAGCATAGAGGGCCCACGTGTCCGTTTCGACCGTCTGCACAGACGCCAGGGCCGCGCGGAGGAGGGCCTCGAGCCGCGGTTGCGTTGCGAACTGCCTCGCGAAGAGGCTCAGGCCGTCCTCCACGTGCGTCGCCACGAGATCGTGGGACGTGAGACGGTCGGGCTCCGTCATGCGGCCACCCGCACGACGGTCACTCGCGCCGTGGCCAACTTCAAAACCTCTTGCGGTGCCGCGGTGAGGTTGCTCGGATACTGCGCGGTGCCGGAGCGGCCCGCGCGGGCCTCGAGACAGTCGACCACGCCGGTCACGGCAAGGGCCGCGGTGATGAGGCTCGAGATTCGGATCGGTTGCCCGGCGAGTTGGCCGGTGGTGACGTTGGCGATCGCGGTCGCGAGGACGGTGTCACCGGCGAAAGTCGCATCGTCCACCACCACGCGCACGAGGGCGTAGGCGTTGACCGTGGTGGGGCGCGCGAAGCGTACCGTGCGTGAGAAACCTCCGGCATCCGTCACGGACACGGATACGGAGCCCGCGGTCGCGATCCCGGCCGGGCGCGAAGCGAAGAGGGCCCCGCCCACGTCCGCGTCCGTGCCTCCCTGAACGGTCGCGCGAATCGTGTTCGGCGGGAGCACGCGCACCGCGTCGAAGGCGGGCGTGGCGTTTTCCTCGAGCGAGACGGAGGACACGCCGGTCACGGCCATGAGCGCCGCGCGGATCCCGTTGAGGCTGGAGGTGGCGAGCGCGCGGAGCTCTCGCTCCCGGCGCGCGCGGAGCTGCACATCGCTCTCCGCGGCGGAGCCCGGCGCGGCGTCGGCCGCATTCGTCACGGCCGTCCACCCGGTCACCGGCGTCGCGATCGCGGTGATGGTGCCCGCGTTGGCCGCGAAGGGCCCGGCGTTTTCGGCCACCGCGTTGACGGTGACCGCGGCGGGAGAGGCTCCGGCGTTCGTTGCGCTCGTGAGAGTGACCCAGCGATTGCTCGGGTCGCCCGCGACGTGCGCGATCGATCCCGTCGGGAGCGTGACGCCCGCGGCGAGCGTGACGGTGAGGGTCACCGTGCCTTTCGTCGCGGCCCGGCGCGTGGTGCCGGTGAGAGACGCGACGGAGTCCAGTGCCGCAAGGGTCGCTCCTCGAGGGTCGCGCGATGCGTAGATCAGGCCCGCGGCTTCGTGCGTTGAGGCGAGCTGCGAGGCCACCACCGCGAGGAGCTGTCCGAGCACACTCTCGCCGGAGGTGTCGACCTCCGGCCCGAAGGCCGCGGACGCGCGGAGCGCCGCGACCATGTCGTCGCGAAACTCATCGGCCGATTTCGCGACCCATCCGGTGGACTCCAGACCGCTCATGCGCCCTCGAGGAAGACGTTGTCGGACACCGCGATGCCGGTGTCCGTGGTCACCGCGAAGTCGACGGAAGCGGTGCGCGTCGCTCGGTCCAGCGCGAACGCGAAACCGTCGACGCGGCCGACGCCGGGGCACGTCGCCACGGCGCGCCGGAGGACGGTCTCCGCCAGCGCCACGGACGCCTCTCCCTTGGAGCCAAGCCAGCGTCGGAAGGGGATTCCGACGCGGGTGTCGAGCGCATAGTCGCCGCGCCAGAGACGGAGCCGCACGCGGAGGCGCTGCGCCACGGATTCGCCGTCCTCCTCCGTGGTGAGGCGGGCGCGCCCGGCGGAGAGCTCGAGGTCGCCGTCGGAGTCCAGAGCGAGGTCTCGCACGGGGCGAGGGTGCGGGAGCGTCCGTACGCGCCGCAAGGGAGGCATGGCACGCAACACCGCCACGCCCTCGCTCCGACCTCGCTCCGACCTCACGTCGCGCGGACGCGCGCGGCCCCGACGGAGTTGGAGCCGGTGATCACCGGGACCGGGACCGCCGTCGCCCCGCCGCCGGGAGGAGCGACGTGCGTGTGCGCGTTGAAGGCCGCGACAATCGCCGCGAGCCGGGCCTCCACCAGCGTCGCAAGGGCCACGAGCGAGGACGCGGCGGAGTCTCCCAGGTGGACGGTGCCGTCCGCGGCCACGCGCACCCGCACGGAGCCTCCGACGGAGACCTCCACGTCTCCGCTCGAGCGGATCACGACCCGCGGGCCGGAGCTCGAGGAGCTCCCGAGCACGGCCGCGGCGGAGCCGGAGGCCGCGGCCTCGAGGGGCGCGCCGCGCCGGTGGAGCCCCGGGAGGAAAACGGCGTGCGAGAGGTGATGGCGCTGGAGGAGGACGGGGTCGACCACGGACCCGTCTCCCACTCTCCACGTCGCGAGGTCTCCATCGCAGCACACGAGGAGTCCGGTGTCGCCGGGAGCGAGTGCGAGCGAGAGTCCCCACGCGCCGACGCGCGGCCACAACACCGGGACGCTCGGACACACCGGGTCCGCTTCGAAGCCATGCGTGCCATCGGGGCGCGGCACCGGCCTCCGGAGGAGCGGGACCACGTCCGCCACCTGGAGGGCGGAGTCATAGCTCTGCACCCGCGCCGGGAGCGCAACGTCCAGGTCCAGGAGGAGGGCCTCCTGTCGCGCGTCCAAAACGTCCACAAGGTCCGGGTCGACGGGTCGCTCTGCCATGTCACGCTCGAGGAGGTCGGAGGGTCAAGGTCGCGTACCAGTCGTCGCCGCGGGTGTCGCCGGTATACTCCACCTCTTCGATCCGCAGCGTCGCGGTCACGACCTCCGAGCGGAGCGCCACGAGACGTCCCGGCACAAGGTCCGGGAGGAGGAGGGCGCGGGCCTTGATCGCGCCACCCTTGCCCTTTTCCGGCGACTCCACGAGTCCGGTGTCCGGCGAGAGCTCCACGGCCGTGCGCGTGAGGCCGCGTCCGACCGCGAGGAGCTGGAGCACGCCATCTTGCACGGACCACGAGAGGCCAGCGGAGGCACACAGACGCGTCAGCTCCTCCGCGGCCTTGCCTCGCACGACCGCGCCCTCCTCGAGCACAGCGGAGGTGAGCGCCGCGCCGCCGATCGCGTTGCCGATCCCCAGGCCCATCGATCCCGCGAGCGACCGAACCGCTTGCGCGAGTCGCGTGCCCGGCGCGAAAGAGGTCGACGCGCGCGCGGTGCGAATCGCGTGCTCTCCGTCCCCCGCGGTGATGGTGGTGATCCAATCGCTCCCGTCGCGCGACACTTCGACCTTCCGCGCGTCGCCGCGAAAGAGGAGCGGCGGCGGGTCATAGCCCGCGGAGAGCTGAACGATGGGCCGACGCTCGGAGAGGAGCGCGGCCCGGTGCGGCGCACCCAAGTTGAAGAGCTTGATCGTGGCCTCGCCCGGCCGCGCGCGGAGCGTGCGCTTGACTGTGAATTCCAAGTCAAGGTCCGAGACCTCCAGGTCTCCAACCTGAACCCGCCAGCGTCGGCCGAAGACCGTCACCCCAGCTCCTCCGGCTCGAGATAGACCAGCGCGAAGCGACCGCCAAGGTCCGACCACGCTGGGTCCGCATCGTTGAGGCCCGACACGTCCAGCGCGAGGAGCTCTCCGGGAGGGCGGCGCGGGTCCGCCACGCGCTCGAGGAGCCGCACGCCACACACGAGCACGAGCCCGGACACGATCGCCGCGCCGTCCGCGTCGGAGAGCGTGAGAGACCACGTGCCCGCGCGCTGTGACCACCGAAAGCGGAGGAGGTAGTCCGAGCCTCCGAGCGCGGTGCGCTGTGTCCAGTCCGACTCGCCGTCGGGCACGCACGGGATCTCTGTCACGGGAGGAGGCTCCTCGCGCCGTCCAGCGCGCGTGCGAGTGCAGACCGGCGCTCGGAGGTCTGTCCGGCGGACTGTGCTCCGCGCTGCGCCTGGCGCTGGCCCCGACGCTGCGCCGGGACTGGCACCTCCACGCGCCGCACGGAGACCAGTCGCACGCGCCGGAGCTCGAGGGTGACTCCGACGGCATCCCCGATCGCGGCGCTCCGATCGGCGCGATAGCGAGTCGCCACGAGGTCCGACACGTCCGGCCGGAGCCCCGTCGACAGAGTCGCTAGAGCGCCGGAGACCACGAGGTCTCGTAGGAGCGAGTCAACCGTGCGCACGCGCTCCCACGGAGTCTCCCATCCCCACACTGACGCGCCCGCGCCGGTGCGAAGGCCTACGGAGCGGGTGGAGGCCCTCGAGGGAGCGGACCCATCGTCGACAATCGGGGTCTGCGACACGGTCCCCTCGAGGGTGAAGGAGTCGTGTCCCGGCCGCACGTGGTCCGAGATGGCCGCGCCGCGTTCGACCGCGTGCTCCGTCGGCTCCGCGGTTATCTCGTGCGCTTGCGTAGTGCACGCGTCCAGCGTGACCGCGACACTCCGCCCGCCGGTCTCCCATGTCAGGGTCGTGGCCATGTCACTCCTCCGCTCTCACGGGATGGGCCGCGTCATGCGCCGCGCGCTCCCTCTCTCGGAGCTGCCTCGCGGCCGCACGCGCGGTGGCCTCCGGGTCGCCGGAGCCATTGATCGTGATGGGGGCGTTGACCGTTGTGCGCGACGTGGTCGCGACGGTGCGCGTCGCCGGAGTCGACACGGACACCACGCGCTCCGGAGCCATCGCGGCGTTTTGACCGCCGAAGACGTTGCGGTATTCGGCCGCGATGCCCGCGAAAAACCCCTCCTCCGCCGCTGGAGTCGCGGGAGGAGGACGCACGGCCGCGACGGTCCCGGGCGCGGCTTCCGCGCCGACCGTCACCTCTCCGCCGGTCACGGCGCGGACGGCGTCCGCCACGCGCTGGAGGCGCGAGAGGATGGGCCCAACGTAGGTATCGAAAGCCGCCGCTCCGCTCTCCCACACGTCGACGAATTCATCGCGCATCGCGCGGATACCCGCGAGCGATCCGCTTGCGAATTCGTTGACCTCGCGGGCGAGGTCTCGCACGCCGGTCACGCTCTCCGAGACCACTAGCTGTAGGCCCTCAAAGGCGAGCTTGAGCTCCGTCACGAGAGCTTGCGAAGTGCCCAGTCCGAAGGTCGAGTCCAGGAAGCGGCCAATGGCAGAGTCACCCCCGTTGAAGAGAGTGATCAAATCGTCCATCACGAGGACGATCGCGCCGATCGCCAGAGCCACCTTGGCGAAGGGGAGGAGGACGGGAAGCCACGCGCGGAGCATCCGCGCGGCCGCGACGGTCGCGGCGACTCCGAGCGCGGAGAGCGCCAGCTCCACCACGTGCGTCCCGCGCGCCAGTCGCACGAGCGCCACGGACACCTCCGTCACCTTCGTCACGAAGGCCGTGAGCATCGGGAGGAGCGCGGTCGCGAGGACGGAGCGGAGAGCGTCCAGCGCGACCGCATTGCGGTCGGTGGCCTCGCCGTACTGCCCCGCGGCCGCGATCGCCTCCGGGAGCATCCCTCCGCCGAGCGTGTCGAGTTCCGCGCGGAGCGCGGCCACACCGCCCTCGCCCTCGTGGAGAACGTTCGCGAGGCGCGCCCCGGAGCGGCCGAAAAGGTCGACGGCAATCTGACTCCGCCGCGCGGGGTCTTCGACGGAACCAAGCCCCGCCGCGACAGCGTCGAAAAGCTCCGACAGCGGGCGCACCTGCCCGTCCGCGCCGCGCGCCTGGACTCCGATCGCGCGGAGGGTCTCCGCCTGCCGTCCGCCCGTCGCCGCGGCGTCCGCCACGGTCTGTTGAAATCGCTGGAGGGCCCCGTCAGCTTGCTCCGTGGAAAGGCCCGCGGATACCGCGGCGAAGCGCATTTCCTGGAGCGCACGCGTGGTGGTCCCGAGCGCTCCGGCCGTGTCCTCGAGCCGCCCGGCTTGCTCCTCGAAAGCGTTGGCGAACTCCCGGATCGCGCCCACGATCGCATTGCCCGCGATCACCTGCGCGAGTTGCCGGACGCCAGCGATCACGCCCTGGACGGATTGCGCGCCTTTCTGGAGCTGCGCATCGTCGAAGACGATCCCGAACTCCGCGAAAACCTCGCGAAGAGCGTCAGCCACGGGTCACCTCGCGCATCGATCGCTCCTCCGCCTCCTCGAGCGCGTCAAGGATTTCGTTGGCCGTGACCACATCATCAATCGACCACTCTCCGAGGATGGTGGCCAGCGGGTCCGAGTAGCGCCGCGACACCGCGACGCGGTGCACAAGCCAGGGGACGTGCGCCGGGATCGCCACGCTCACGCCGCGGGAGGGGCGGCGCGACCGAGACGCGCCGCCAGCGCGGCGACGAAAGGGCCAAAATTGACCTCCAGCGCGAAGCGGAGCCAGTCCACAAGCGCCAAGTAGTCACCCGCGAAGTGGACGTCGAAGACTTCCGAGAGCTGCGCGGGCGCGCGCCCGCCGGGCTGCGAGACCTCCGTGGTGGCCGCAAGCTGTCGCGCGACCTCCACGATTTCCTCCGGCGACACGCGCTCGAGGAGCCCCGCGAGAGCACGCCCGATCGCTCCTCCTCCTCCGCCCTCGAGGAGCCCGGCCACACCGGGGCCCGCCATGCGAGCGAGTCGCGCCATGAGCGCGAGGCCCGCGCCCGCGGGGAGCGGGCGCACGGAGTAGACCCATGCGCCGACCGTGATCCGCTGCGGCTCTCTCACGCGCCCGCGACCTCATCGATGACCGCGAACTCGCCCAGCTCGAGCTCCCACTCGCGCTCCGCGGCCTCGCGCCCGAAGCCCTCGTTCGGGGCCTTGCGGATCCATGCCTTCTCCGCTTCGAAGCGGAGCCCGTTGAGGCGATCGCGCGCCTGGAACGCCACCACGCCCGCGCCGTTCGGCGCGGCGAGGTCGAGCGCGCGGAGCGCGTGGAGGTCGCGGTGCGCCTGCGAGGTCTGCATGACCGTGAGCTTCACGATCGCGCCCCGATTGTTCGAGCGCGAGCGAGTCACCTCGCCGTCCGCTCCGCGTTGCGTGGTGAAGTCCTCCGCCAGCGGCTCGAGCGAGAAGAACACCGCCGCGCCGCGGCCGGAGTTGATGGTGACGCTCCCAAGCGACACGGAAAACTCGTTGCTGTCGTAGTTTCGCAGGGTCATGTCAGACGCTCACGGTGCCGGTGATGGTGGTGAGGTGGATCGCGCCCGCGAGGGTCGCGGTGAAGGTTACGCCGGTGAGGCTCCGAGCGGCCTTGTCGGCCGACGAGACCGCGGAGGCCGCGGGCGTGGTGACCGCGAAGGTCGAATAGATGCCGTCGGTCACGTCCGCGCGAAGAGCGCCGCGGAGAGCGTTGCCCACGGTATCGATGCCGTCATCGGTGAAAGGGATCTTGTTCGAGCTGCGGAGCACGGAGAGCACGGCGGTTTGCATCCGATCGAAGCTCCGATCAATGTCCCGGATCACATCGATCCACTCGCCCTCCGCGACCTTGCCGGGGAAGGTGTTTCCGCCGTCGCCAATCTCCGTGTAGTGGTTGCCGTTCTTGCCTTCGATCGCGGCCTGCTGCGTCTCCGTGAGGCTCACCACCGTCACGCCCGCCAGCTCCTTATGAGCGAAGGTGATCGATCCGGGGTCCAGAGGGAGACACCGGCCGAGGAGCGCCGCCGCGAGTTGGCCCGTCGCGAGGCCCAGGTGCGGATAACCCCAAACGCTCGTGCGCGTGTAGCCAGCGGCCTTCAGCACGAAGGCGATATCCGCCACGCTCGAGGAGTCCCACGCGAGGGCGTCGGCCGTCTGGAGCACGAGGATGCGGCGCACCGTCTCCACCCATCCGGCCGCGGCCGCGGCCACGGCGGAGGAGGCTCCCTCCGGGATGAGGATGGCGTAGTAGTCGGGGTCGGCCGCATGAATCGCGGCGAGGTCCGTGGCGATGCCGGGGTCGGTCGACACGTCCAA